TGACGACAGTGGGATCATCCCCACCGAGGAGGACTGTGCCTGCACCTGGAACGAGTCAGAGTCGTAACCGAAGATCGCGTACGTCGAGTTCGACTTGAACACCAACAGGCGGTCACCGAACGGTGCCAACCCTGTGATGTAGTCGCCGTGTTCACCCTTGTCGATGTCCACATAGTCCGAATCGGGGCTAGCGGACCCATCCACGCCCCACTTTTCGGGTTCGTTCGCGTTCGACCAGCGAACCCTGGTCTTGTGCGCCGTGGACCCCTCGTACGTGTTAGCGGCCCATGCGAAGTTGTTCCAGAACGTCACATACTGGGCTTGCGGAAAGTTTCCCGTCGTCCCATCGAACGTGGTGCCCAGGTCGGCTGCCGCCGAGCCGTTCCACTTGAACGACGGCTGATCGTACGAAACCCCGTACGCTACGTTGTTCATCGTCATCCCGTACACCCTCGAACCAGCGGTGCGGGCCGTGATACCCGTCAAATCAGTAAAATTGGTGCTAGTTGATTGGGCGACCACGGTGCCATAGTTGACCATCACAGCGTTGGTGCCGCCATCAGTGTGGAAACCCCACATGCCTTTCACGTCGGCGGACAACGCCGTCGGGTTCCTGCGGTCCACGCCGTCGCGCATACGAACCCCGCCCCTGGGGTCGACGACGACGTTCAACAGGTCTGGCGACTCATTGGGTGCCAGGTTGAACTGGTCGGACCTGAGGTTCAAACCACCTGAGAAAGATTCAAGCGCGGTAAGGCGGAAACCGCTTCCACGCGCACCAGCTCCACGGGCCATCCGCTACTCCCAGGAGTAGCGGAGACGGTTGGGCAGGATGACCTGCGACCTCCATCTCGACGCTGAGCGGCTGTTCAACAGCAGCGGTTGGGGTGCGGGAGTGTCGGCGTAACGACCCGTCAGATTTTCCAGTTCCGACGCGAACATTCCGAAATACTGGGCTGCCATACCAGGGTCTTCCTGCTGCTCGTAGGCGCGGGCAATCCCGTAGGTAGCGATCAGAATGTGGAACGGGTCGGGCAGGTCCGACGGTTCCACCGAGTCGCCCACCCCAGCGCCGAAAGCGGTCGGATTCTGGTAGCCCCTGAAATAGACCGTGTAGACAGAACCAGGGGTGGGGTACAGGCGAACCGTTTCCGCCCACCACGACCACCACCATGCGGCCCCCGTCGTGTTGGACTGCAACGGGTACACGATGTCGCCTTCGTCACGACCGACGAACGTCAGGACGTGATTGTCAGTTTTCATCGCTGCGAGTTCACGCAAACCGTTCGTCACCGACGTGCCTACAGCCGCCAGGGTGTAGTCCTTCTGGTCGACAACGGTGCTAAACGTCGATTCGGCCTCATAGAACGGCCAACGCTTCTCCGAGTAGACGATCTTGTCGTACCCCTCGCCAAGGAAACGGTTCAGGGTGTCGTCGGCGATGTCGGACGAGTCGATATCCACCACGGAGCGGATATACGAGCGCATGGTGGAAATGTCCACCAGCTACTCCTTCGGGGTGTGGAAGACGCACAGGTCGCTGCCCGTAACGGGGCGCCCCTTACAGGGTGCCCCGCTGCGGGTCAACGAACTGCACTTACTGACCTCGGGTTCGGGAACGCTAGGCGCCATTGGTTGCATTCGCTGGATGTTGCGCGACGAACCCACAGTTTGTGGTCGTGGCGAAGTATCGCGGAAACCATCGGCAGGCTGCCCGTAAGGGCGTTGCTCAGCCTTGTACGCGTATGCGAACCCTCGTCCCATCAGGGTCAGTCGTTCAGGTTGCGAAGCAGCCCCTGGCGGGCACGGTTGCTGATTGTCAACTCGCCGTAGCAAAGCAACTGCGAGAAGACCGCATCCTGGTTTGTGGGCCGCACGAACGGTGTCGGCTTGAACCAGACATCGGAGTGTGCGACCAGTTGGATGTACTTCGTGTTCAAGAAGTACATCTTCGTAGCCAGGTTGGTGTCGCTGTCAAAGGTCACAGGTGCGCCCTTGAACAGCAGGTTCTGGAAACCACCGTCAGCCATGTCAGTATCCGTGTAACGAATGTTGGTTTCGAGGAGTTCCTCGTAAGCCTCGTACTCGGCCTGGGTGGTGATGATGATTGTCGGCTGGTCGTTGCCAACGGACACACTGTTGTACAGGGTGCCCATTGTGGCAATAGCCAACGCGCCTGGACCCGAATCGGCAGGACCGTTACGGATTGTTGACCGCCACCAATCGTTGTCCCCATCGCTGGAGTCAATACCGCCAACGGTGGCCGTGTTGTCACCAACGAGAACGCTCAAACCGAGCATGTCCTTGTTGGAGTTGCCTGTACCGTCGGCGTAGAACATGGTGTTCATGTTCTCGATGATGGTTTCCTGCGTCTGGAAAATCTTGCCTTCCAGCAGGTCAATGATCTGGGCTTCGCCGTTGTTCTTGGCTTCCTCCATACCATTGATTGTGACCGTGGCTGCGTACTGCTTCCAGTCGTACTCAGCGGCAGAAATGCCAGTCTGAGCCGTAATGGAAATAGTGTCCGTACCTGCGTACGAACCAGCCGTTGAGTTGGTCCCGTAAATCACTGGGACTACGATCTTCGCCCCACCACTGATCCGACGAATGGTCTGTCCATTCGTCAGCGCGTAGAACAACGGCCTTGCGCTGAAGATGTTATCTGTCAGCTTCGGGATGTAATTCTTGAGCGTGGTAGAGAGAATCTCGTCAAAGTTGCTGTTGCCAGCCGCCATCTGAAACCCCCTTCAAAGGTTTAGGTGCCTAATTGTTTCTTGGCGAGGGCAAACGCCTCACGTAAAGAAGAAACCTTCTCTGGCGACCCGCTATCCACAACGGCACCCTGCTGAACGGTTTTACCGCCCTCCACAGGGACACCACCACGTTTCGCATCCAACGTCTCCTGGTCGCGCTGAAGTTTCCCAGCGTAACCAGCCAAACCGTTGAAGTTCATGTGAGTGTAAGCAGCCTCCAGATTGGCGATCTTGTAGTCCAGGGCGTGCTTGAACAACACCCGTTCATCAAAATTGCCGTACTGGCCCTTCAAACGTGAAACTTCCTTGTCCAACGCCTGCTTCCTGTACGTCTGCGCCTGTCGAGCAACCTGGGCCTCAAGATGGGCGACACGTTGAGCGGTAGGATCCTCGTCCTCCCAAGACGACGTGTCGTCCTGGGGCACGGGGTTGCCCTCCACACCCAAAGCGTTCCCCAACGCGGCCAAAGTTCCCTGCGGGTCGGCCTCAAGGGCCGACACGATGGTTTCTGCCTGTTGTAGACGCTGACGTTCGGATGCCAACTCTTGCGTCTTACGGGTGTAATCCGCCTGACGTTGGTATCCGCTTTGCAGTTCCTCAAGACTGACCTGCTGCTCCGCTCCGTCAACTTTGACGGTGTAGCCGCTGGTTCCTGTCGGTTCTGTTGTCGAAAGCTCTGGGTTGTCCGCCACGGCGGGTTCTGTCGCTTCCGTGTTTTCTTCGGGCACTTCTGCCTCCTGGGAGTCCTAAATGGTTGCTCCTACTAGACACGGTGGGGGTGTCCCACCGTGGATCAAAGCGCAGGCAATTCCAACCCCATCTGGTTCTGCAACTGCGCCAACAACTCGGGTGGGACGCCACCCGTCGGGGCAAACGCCCCCAAATCTGGTGGTGGTGGGAGGGGAACGCCCCCCACGTTAGGGACCTGCGGCTGCTGCTCGGGGGGCGCGGAGCCATTCTGCGGCGGCGTTTCACCCGCAACAGCCTGCTGCTCAGGGGTCGAGGGCTGCTGTATGAGGAACTTCATCGGATCCTTGATTCCGAAACCCTCCTCAAGAATGTGCATCGCCAACGCGCTGGGGTCGATAACGGTGCCGACCAGCGGCGCAATGGCGTTCATCAAAGAAACAGCCTGCTGCTTGCGAATCGTGTCGTTGATCGGCTGCGTCGAACCACCCTCAACTGAAAAGTCGTACTCCCCCTGGATCTCCTCACGCGTGTACGGCACGTACAGGGACTCGCCGCCCTTCTGGGCGACACGAGCCATCGCCTCACCCGTCATGTACTGCTGGATTAGTTGAATGACGCGGCGACCAATGTGACCAATCGCTATCTCAACGAGGGCCAGCTTGTCGGCAGCCCTGGCGTTCTGCGCGTCAGCGATGATCGACGCCTCGGTCGCGGTGCGGCGAATCTCAGGCATCGCACCCCTGGCGTACTCCGAGATCCCCGAAACAGTGTTGATGTCGTCTTCAATAATGTTCGAGTATGCGTAGATGTCGCCCGAAATGGGGATCTGCGGCATCGGGATAACCACCTCAGACAACGGCTTGTTCTCGTCCACGACGGGAACAAGCCTCCCATCCTCGTCGGATTCCAACGCTTCACGCCCCTCGGGGCCGAAAGACCTCTCGTGGTACAGGTACTTGCGGGCGTACCGTTTCCTGTCGTTCATCAGCTGCGAACGGGTCTTGTCCAACTCCAACTGCAACGACTCGATCGGTTCCAGGTCGCCAATCGGGTAGAACACGTCGGGCACGTCATAGTTTCGCAGCATCACGAACGGCTGCCCGAACGCGTACGGCATCACCGTCGGCGCCACCAGGAAGCCGTCGCCCTGATCGGCGAACACCGCCATGGTGTTCGTCGGAATGTCGTAATACTCCCAGATGACCACACGGTCATCCTCCACGTACCGTTCCAACTTGTCTTCGTAGCGGCCATCCGAATACGACGGGTTCACACCAGCATTCGCAGACAACCCCTTACGCACCGAAGGCGAATACCGCCTGTCATCCTGCGCTTCCTTCAACGGTCGCACAATCCGCTGCGCGATCCACATGGCATCCTCGACACAGGTCGCCTCAGGATCGACGAACATGTCGAACGGGGAAACACGCTCCACGAACGGCTGATCCTCCACAATCGTCATCTGCGTCGTCGGCAGGTTCGCCTCAATCTCCTCATCAGACGGCAAATCCGACGCCAGGAACGGCTCCTCGAAAGCGAACGCGTCCGCCTCCGTGACCGCCTGGTCGTACATGGCGTCACGTTCCCCATCACCCAGGGAACGCTCCTGCTCAATGAACCGCCAACCAACCTTCAACCAGCCGTGCCCGACAATCAGGAAATCCTTCACAGCCCGACGGAACGGGGTGCGGAAATCGTGATGGCGCCACAAATGGTTGACGACAGCCTCCACGAACGCGGCACGCGGCTCATCGCCAGGATGGTTGGCTTTCACCACGATCTTCGGATGGTTCACCGCCACCGACGGCGCAATCACATTCACCGTCGAAAACGACAAGTTGACTGCGATCAGGTCACGATCCGACGAAGTGGTCCTAGGCCAATGCTTGCCCCTGTACAGGTCGATCAGGCGACGCCACGTCCTGTCATGGCCCTCCTCGTCGCGCCAACGGCGCGACAAGTTCAACCGATGCTGGTAGTCCTCAAGTAGTTCGCTGCGAGTCTTACGAGCCATCAGAACATCGCCTTCTCAGGGAGTTTTTCGATGTTGCGGCCCTGAGACTTCGCCTCAGCGAACCGCTTCTCGTCGACTTCACGTTTCGACAGATGCTGCTCATCGAACCCCAGCGCGCGCGACCGCCAACCACTCTTGGTGTCAACCTTGACGGTCAACAGCTTCTGACGCCACTCCCACAAGTCATCCAACTCGTCGTCGTGGACATCCTCACGGATGTCACGAACATACGAGCAAAACTCCTCGAAAGAAGCCTCGGGGGGCAGAACGGCCACTATCGGGCGTTATGACCCTTGAGCTTCGGCTGCGGCTTCGCAGGCTCGACCTTGCCGCTCTCACCATGCTGGTTGAACGGTGTCGTGCGAGGCGTGACCTCACCGTAGCCGCCCGTCTGCTGGGCATACTTCGGGTCGCTTTTCCGCTGCTTCGGTGAATTGGGGCTACCAGGCTCCCAAATCGGGTTGGACACGACAGAACCACCGCGTTCCATCTTGTTGTTCTGGCCTGTACGGCCATCAATGGTTTCCGTACCGTTAGTGTGCGAAACAAACCTAGCCATCAAAAACTCCTTGTTAGACATGTCTACAAACCGTGGGCGGGTGTCCCACGGACGCTGTTGGAACCAATCCTGTACGCCCCAGGGTCCGAATCGTCCCCCACGGCCAAGCGGCGAAACCAGTCGATAGTCCAATAATCGTCAGGATGGTCAACATACTCGGGGGCGTGCGCGTACTTCCGCATCTGGTTCGCCAACGCCAAAGCCATCACCCTGTCGTCGTACGGCGACCCCGACATCGACCCCCGCTCATTACGGGTAAACGTACGCAACTCCCCGATCGTGTGACGGTCGTACAACACCAGTTCGTTGTTCCGCAACGCCATCCCCAAATCGTCAATCATCAAAGGCTTCGACGTGCGCGTCGTCCTCCAACCAAACTCCATCGACACCTTCGACGTGACCTGGTTCAACGACCGCTTCCGAAACATGCGCGGATACCCCAACTGGCGCAACATCGTGATCGTCGTCAAACCATGATTGTTCGACTCGACGCAACACAAGGCATCCCGATACCACAACCCGACGCGGAACACCTCAGCAGCCAACTCGTCAGGCGGAATATGGCCGTGCCATATCGCCGCCTGATCGCCCGTGTTCACATCCAACACCTGGATGCACGAATAGTCGCCATGCCCCAAACCCTCAGCGGTATCCACCCCCAACACGTACGCGTGGTCCCCCTCAGGCTCACACCAAACATCGAAACTCACGACCTGAACTCCACAGCCCTGGAAGACAACTCATGCAAATAGCCCGACACCCCAGGGCGGCACCGCAACTCCATCTCCGCCAACACATCCAAATCAAACACAGGATTACCCGACTTCACGAACGCCTCCTCAGGTGTAGTCGGATACTCCTGAGCGAGCTGCCACGGCAACATCGCCTGACACTTCGACTCATACCACGAATCGTCACGATCCTCCGTCGCAGACCACGGATAGAACATGGATTCAAACTTGTTGTTCCCCGTTGAAGCCCCAACCCACAACTGGTGAAAGAAGTTCCCAGAACCATTCGCCGTGGACAACCCGATGATCCGCCCGCCCACGTCGGCAACAGGCTCGATAGAAGACCACGCCTCCTCAGGGTTGGGCAAGAACGCCCACTCGTCGACCACGATCAGCGTCGCAGACTCACCCCTGGCAGGGTCCGATGCCGAAGGCATCGACACGATCTGGGAACCATTACCGAAATACATGCGTTGCTGATGCTCAACCAGGCTGCGCGGCCCCCTGTCAAGCATCCAGGATGGCAGATGCGAAAACCCGTACTTCGTCTTCCGCAACAACTGGACCGCTTCACGCTCCGTACGAGACAAGTCGATGATGTTCTGGTCTGGCGTGAAGAACGCCAACCAGAACTGGTGAGCAGCCACCAGCGTAGACCAGCCGATCTGACGGGCCTTGAGAGTCAAAGAATAACGGTTATTATCCCAATGGATCAGGGCGTTTCGTTGCGCACCACGCAACGAAAACAGGATCCGTCCACGAGCAGGATGAGCGATATACCAGTACTTCTCCAAAAAGTACCGCTCACTACGAGCACACTTACGCCACTCCCCCTCCTGGCGAAGCTCACCCAGGCG